CAGTAGATAAAATGTTTGCAAGTTCTGTTTCAGCGTCTAGACCATGGATTGCTTTTAAGTCTTGAGCAAGTTCCATTGTGTACTCAGCCTTTAAAGCACGAGACTTAGCAGTCACGGTTACTTTATCGATTGAGAACGCCATTTCAGCAAATGCGTTTGCAGCAGCGTCTCCAAGTGCCTCAGCCTGTGCAGTAGACATACCAACTCCAGTAGAGTAAGTACCTGCAGGTGAGTCATTAAGAGCAGCGGGGTTAGTCGCAGCAAAACCAGTTCCTGGAGTATTTAAATCTCCAGCAGCGTCATTCGCAGCGTGGTCTGTATCAGCTTCATTAAATAAAGCCTCATCGCCAGATTGTGATGTATACCTAGAACGCATAGCGAAGATTAGTCCAGTTGGACCAGTCATCGGCTGAACGCCACAGATATCGTAAGCAATCATATTAGGTAGAGCCCTACGAACAAGTGATATTAAGATTGGATCCCAACCAGCATTAACACCACCACCGATGTTTCCAGCTGAAACATTGTTGGTAGGCGCTGCCTCCATTAGGTTATCTTCTCTCATCGCTTTTTCTTGGTTCTCTAATACAACTGTGGTAACAGCTCTTCTATAAGTATCCTTAATTTCTCCTAATTCAGGATGCTCAAGAACGGGCTGCCATTTTTCTTGTAAGTTTTCAGTTTGAAACATTGTTTCTCTCCTTGTTAATTAACAATTTATTATCTTACTAAATTTTAACTTTAGTAAGCGTATTAGAAATTGCGGCGGTGTAAGCAGCCATAGCTTCATTACTACCAGTCGTTAGATTGGCGTCACCGACCACGGAATCAACATCTTCTTTCGAAGCCATTGGTTCACTATTTACTTTAGGGAAATAAGATTCTTTAATAGTATCTAATTTCTTACTAAAATCTTTTTCGTCTTTGAATTCTATGTTCTCAGCCAAATCTTTTAGCTTTTCAGCTTCAGTATCAGCGAGTCCAGTAGAGGCTTCAGAAAAGATTTTTTCTTTAGAGAATGACGAGTTTGATTTAGAAAGTTCAACATTCTTTTCAATCTCTTCATTTAATTTTTTCTCTAATTCTTCTTTTTCTTGAGCCATAGCTTCCAAGACATCATATTTTTCTTCAGGAACATCAATATAATGTTCTTTGAATAAAGTCTTTAGTCCAGAAATAAAATCTTCAGCGATTTCTGAACGGATACCTTTATCAATAGCAAGTTTGTTGTCTTTAATCCACTCTTCAACTACATAGTTCAAGTATGAATCAACTTTTTCAACTAACTCTTCTTTGACAGCAGAAACTTTTTCTTCTACTTCTTTATCCGCTTTCGCTTGGATTTCTTTTCCTTTTTCTGCAAGGCGTGTTTTGACAGCAGTTTCAAAAATAGTCGCAGCCTTCTCTTTAAATTCTTCAGACAAGTCAGCGTCAGCAGAAACTAGAGCCTCAACATCTTTAGATAGATCAATAACATCTTCAGCTTCCGTATCTTCAGCGACAACTTCGTCATCTGATTCAACTTCTTCTTCTTTTAAACTCTTACCGGGTTTAAAATCGCCTTGACCTGCAGGGTTACTACCGTCATTAGCGTCTTTATTGACCTGATCTTCTACCTTTTTCGATTTATTACCAGCGTCAGATGGTCCTTTGCGTGAGTCGTCAGGTTTGACAACAGCAGCACCAAGGTCTTCAGCTTCGTTAGAAAGTGGAGATTTTTCAGCAGGTACAGCATTCTTTTTAGGTGCGTTAGCATCCTCTTGAATTTCTGTTTCTACCGTCTCTACTTCTTGTATTTCAGTATCAGACATAGGGTCTCTCCTTATTAATTTACATTTGCAAATTTAAATTGTAATAAAACTATTTATAAACCCTAGGATTTACAGTCCGCGTAAATACGCAACAATCTAAACTTTAGATAAAAAGTCTTTGAAAACTCTCGCTTTTACTTCAGCGAGTTCTCGTCTTTGAGTGCTCTCTATTACTTGTTTATATTTTTCAATTTCCATACTTTTCAGTACTCCATTGTCCCATACCCATTCTTTGCCTTCCATTATGCCTTCAACGAAAGCGTCAGGCGCCGATGGGTCTGCAACTATATCAGCTGCCGTTGCGAGATAGAAGTCATTGTTAATAACATTTTTGCCATTAACTTGTTTCATTGACCCCATACCTCTAGATGATACCCCTAACTGAGCACCTTCGTCAATTAAATTCTTGACGATTTTGCCGTAAGGTGTATCCATGATCTTAGCCTCACCGATAAAATTTCTTCCTTCGGATTTTAAACTAGTAATCATATGTGAAACTCTTTCGAGATTCACAGTCGGTCCGTCAGGATGTCCTAACTCACCGAAAGCTCTTTTCTTTTCTACGAATTCTTTGTTGTATCTACCCACTTCTTTAGATAATACATCTACTGGATAAACTCTACCATTACGATTTTTAATGTCACCTTGTAGAAAGATACCACGAATTTTGTAATCTTTACCTGAACCGTTTTCTCTTGCTTCAGTTAAGACTTCGATATTTTCAGTAGTTTCTGTAATCAGTTTCATTTATCTTACCTCTACTATGATAGTATAACTATCACCGTTGTTAAAATTTCTTGTACTAAACAGTACATCACCAGCGGGTGAAGTACTTGCTTCTAATGTGGCATTATTTGCAATCTCATTACCATCAGTTCTTAAATCCCAGACACCTTGCCCAGTTAAAACAACTGCTGTTGAGTTTGCACTTGTAGCACCGCTACCTGCCCATAATATTTCTACAGCACCTTTTGGGTCCTGTGTATTGATAGACCAATTCAACTTAGATATTTTCTTCGTTGCGTCCTCGGTCATATAAGTTAATGCCGAAGCGTCCATCTTTTTAACTAAAGTCTCTCCACTACCATCTGATAAGTTAGTAAACTTCATTGAAGTTTTTTGACCACTTACATCAGCAATAGTTTGACTTGTTACCGTATCGGCCATTTTAATATCCTAATTGCCAACCACTAACAGCAGTAGATAAAAACTCTTTATTGTCCATACCCATTACTTTATATAGCATAGGTTCATTATCAACTTTTTCAACATAACCATAATATTTACCATCTCTATAATAAACTACATCACCTTCTTGTTTTAAACCTAGTTTATCAAGATGGTCTTTTACAGGACCAATAAGTTTATTTTCAGCAAGAGCTCTATTCATTTACACAGCTCCGTCTGTTTTACTTTCTAATTCTGCAATAACAAGTTCTAACTCTTCTTTTTTAGCTCTTAATTTTGCTAAATCTTCTCCGTCAATTTTACCGTTATCGTTTTTATCCATTTTTTTTTGTGCTGGCGATAATTCTTCTTTCTTATCGTCATCTTTTTTGTCGCCGTCTTTTTTAGCGATTGCTTTCTGCAATCCTGCAGGAAGTTTTTTCTGAGCGTCTGTTAATTCATTTAAAGTTTCACCTTTAAGTACTGAAGCAGCAGACTCAGCTAAACTTCTTGAAATATTTTTGTATTCACTATTCATTTGTTATCCCCTTATGCTGTGAAGTTTTTATCTTTTCTTAGTTCTAATATAATATAACCTGTTGCCGAAGCACCAACTGTTTCTAAATCACCTGATGTTGCTGTTGTGTTTGTGGCGTCATTAGCAATAGCAGGTCCTGCATATGTGCCTGTACCTGTTAATCTGATTGCTGTTGTATCAGCTGACGCACCTTTAAATTCTATTAATACTGAACCAGCAAGGGCGTGATGTATTTTTACAATACTTAATTTTGCGCCGTTAGCGTGTCCTGATAAAGCACTTGCGTCAAGAGCAGCCGAAGTTGCACTATCTGCCGAGTGATCTAAACGAATAACGACTAAGCCGCCAGCAGAACCAGCACCCGTAGGTATATTGTCGTCTCTTAATGTTTTTGTTGCGAATGCCATAATTCTCTCCTGTTAACTATTTATACTATCTAAGAGTTTCTTTATCCAAATAAGCCATGATACTAGAAACTTTTACGCCGTATTTCTTTGCGATCTTAGGAATTAGTGTATCCATTTGATCTAATTTGTCAGCAGATTTAAACAATTCATCTACTGCTTTCTTCATTTTTGGGGATAACGCCTTATAAACCTTAGACGATTCCCCAATTAAATCTTTTTTGTATTCACTAAACCGTTTCATCTGGTAGTATGTCAGCACTAGGCTCTGCAACTTCAGGTTTAGGATCACTAGGCACAGCATCGGTTACATCTTCAGGTACTTCGGGTTCTGGTTGTGGTTCATTTAACCAAGCAGCAGCAACATCTTGTCTTGAAGTGTCTAGAGCTGCAGATATTTTACCTGCAAGTCCATCTTTAAACGATTTTTCAGCACCTATATTATCTCCGTTAGATAGAGAATCTATCATATCTTTAACATGGTTTACTTCAGGATTATTATCCTGTGTTTGTTCCTCACTCATCATTTTCTCCTTCTATGTCAGGTACTTCTAAGTCATCAATTGGATCAGAAATGATACCACCTTGAACTTCTTTAGCGATCTGACGGTTAATATCTTCGATTTCTTCATCTGTTTGTCTTAACACATTCTTTCTTAAATACTCTACTGAAAAATATTTACCAACATAAGGTGTAACCTCATTCGCAAGCATTAATCTTTCTCTTAGTATCTCGGCATTTTTTAATTCTGCAAAGTGTCCATCTTGTAAGAAATCGTATTGCATATGGGATTTAATAGCATCCCAATCTTCTATTGTGATTATACCTTTTAAGACTAATTGTGTTTTCAATAAGTCGTGGAATAATCCAGTAAAGCGTTTTCTTAATCTTTGTACAAATTTAGAAAACTTTACTTCGTCTCTTGTAATTTCAGCAGTTTTACCAATACTGAAACCTTGATCCTGTTCTAGTCTTGAAACCGGAACATGGAGTGATTTATATACTCTCTTCTGGAAGTATTGAACATCATTAATCTCACCAAGATTTTGTCCACCAGGTAGAGTAGATATTTCTGTACCTCTACCGCCTTCTCTCCTAGGCAGCCAGAAGTCCTCGAGCATAGACATATGTTTTCTGTCATCTCGCATTTCTCCTGTCGAGGCGTCATAGACAAGTTTATTTCTATATCTTGCCATGACATCTTTTAGATATTGTTCTGCCTTAACTTTAGGCAAATTACCAACATCAATATAAAATATTCTTCTTTCAGGCGCCCTTACGATACGATAAATTACTACCGCATCCTCAATCATTCTTAACTGATTGACAGGTTTGATTGCCTTATGTAGATAACTTAATACTACATTTTTATTCTGGTCAATTACACCAGAAGTACAGTATGATATGGCGTCTGGCGCAATCTTCACACCCATATTAGAGTTAGGTGAAGTCATACCTTTTTCGTTATAGACATACCATTCTTCTACAGCGGTTGTCATTTCGATACCTTTTGTAGATTTTTTCTTTTGTATCTCTCTAACTTTACGAATCTTTCTAGGGTCAATGTATCTTAATTCTGTAAGCCCTAACCTAGGTTGTTCTGGGTTAATTACTTTATGATAATAAACTCTTCCGTCTATGTACCATCTCTTAAAAATATCGTGACCTTTTTCATCAAACATTAATAGTTTAAGAATTTCGTCAAACTCATCTCTAATTTTATTTTTAATTTTACTTGATAATTGTAGATTATCCATAGACAAAGAAACCGCTTGATCTCTTTCGTCTGCCACTATTGCTTCATTTACTATGTCATCAATAGCAGTATCAACTTCAGGATAGATTGCAATTTCTCTATATCGTCTGATTAGTTCTTCTTCGTTCTTTGCACCACCCTCCATATCGAGGTATGATCCAAAGTAACCACCAGCCGATACGGTAGTAGTGCCATCATCAGCTGTAGGGACGGTGAAACTTTGTGGAGTTCCACCATCCTTAGCTTTTTGATTAGCTCGTGTTATTTGAAAACCAAATAATTCAGCCATTTGTATTCCTTTTCATAATTAAGTTCTACTTATATTTATACGATAAATTAAGTAGTAGTATCAGTCTCAAAGTATTGATATCTGAATGTACACTGGAATTCTTCCACAGCATTATTCGTATCATAAGCGACATCTATTGCCGATAAACTAGTCGGGAACATTCCTCGGAATGTATAGGACTTTAGTTTAGACCCATTTCTATCTAATTGATCTATAAAAGCGTCAACTTGATAATCAACTGGGTTAGATAAGCCTTCGTTATCACTCATATTATTCATACCATTCATCCATCTTTCTAAACCATTTCTGATTAAGAAGTCTGTATCGTTTAGTATGGTTATAGTCCAAGGTTCAAATTCTCTCTCACCTGAAATATACAGATTTCTTCCTCTGAAAGGTACTGCAACTTCTCCCACGGTAGAACCGGGAAGTTGAGCAGCCTTACATAAGAAAGCCATTTGTTGTGTTTCACCACCAACAACTGAATATCCAGGAAAAGGTAATGTTACCTTAAACTGATTGGCTCTTGCACCGCCTCCAGCGAGACGAGATTTAAAGTCATTTATATTAGGCATTGTATTCTCCTCCCTCTAGGTTAAGCACCTGCAACTTCAGAAAAGGACACGCCTGATCTTGTTGCAATAAAGTTTAATGTTATGAAGTTAATTGATCTGTTAGGTTTGATAAAGATATCAGCCCTAAACTCATTACGATCAATAACATCGCCAGTATTGTTTGTGTCATCACAGACTACTTTAAAGTCTGTTAAACCTCTACGACCTTGTACATCTCTTAGGAAAGGTTCTACGAGATTTCTAAATTGTGCTCTAGTGAATTCGTCATTGAACTCAAATAGTTGGAATTTAGAAGCAGTAGAAATTGCTTTCTCTAATACGATAAACAATCTTCGTACATTGATACGATCAAACGCACTTGGTTTTGCCAATGCAGTTTTATCGCCAAACAGTACAGTACCTTGACCAGGGAATGTTACCACTGGATTAACTCTTGCACGGTACAACTCATCTCTTTGAGATTTGTTAGGACTAAATGCAAGTTTAACAGCACCACGAATTTGACCTCTATTGAGTCCGCCTGGTGAGAACCATGCGTCTGCAACATTGTCAGTTCTAGCACATAAGCCAGCGATATCTCCGTTCAATGGAACATATCTGTAAACATCATTGTATTTGTCATATTGGTATTTGTGACCACTATCAATCGAAGCATAAGAAGTAGAAGAAAGAGCGTCAGCAAATTCTTTTACTTTTACAGTTTGTACGATTGGGTCTTGTTGATCTACCGAAGCCTCTTTTGGAGGTGAGATAAATGCAACACAGTCTTTTCTGAATTCTGCAACATCAATAACAGCAGTAGCCTTGGTAACACCGGTAGTATCACCAGTAGTATCTGAAGGTCCCGTTAACAATAAGTTAATGTCAACAGTTTCGCCATCTTTGAATTTATCATATGCAGTTTGTATTTCACCATTGGTAACAACAAAGTCGTCAGTACCACTTCCTAGTGAATCATTGAACAGAGCAGTTGCGGAAGATCCCACATTGTCAAAAGTTTTAGACTGTTTAGTTGAACCAATTCCTGAAGATCCAGGGTTTAATGTAGTTTGATGATCCATCCAATACACATATTCTGATTGGTTATAGATAACATCTACATAGTAATTAGTTCCACCTTGCTCATTCTTAGCGTCAGAAGCCTGTGAAACTCCTTCGTATATTTCTAAGATTGTGCCAGCAGTACCTGAAATACCTCCATCTTCGTCTGATATAACGATATGCATTTCGTCATTTGATCCGCCATGATTAGAAACATCCGAAGTTGTTCCTGGTGCGCCATCAACTAGATCGAAATGTTTCCAGTATCTTTTGATTTTTGCGTTATCCACGACAGCGTGTTTTAATCCTGTTCCGCCGCCTGGTGTTCTTCTTTTAATAGTTAAGTCGTTTGATGATATTGCAGTAATTTCGTAATATTCTCCAGATGGTGCTCCAGCAGCAGCAGGAACGACACTTGCGTCTCCAAACTCAATCACATCACCAACTACGAATTCTGAACCAGTATCAACAGCAACCGTAGTAGCGCCAACAGCGAGACCCGATCCGTTATTTACTAGTGAAGTAGCAGCAGATGTATAAGCGTTTGAATTTGTACACATAGATACTTGAATGGAATTACCCCAAGTACCAGCAGTTCTTGCAGCCCAAGCTCCAACATTTTGAGAACCATCAGCGGAATTTTGCAAATAATCATTTGTATTTTTTATTAGAATAGCAGTACCAGATACACAAGCATTAACCATGCCTGTTGTAGCTCTTACTATTCTCAAAGTGTTTGCGTACTGTAAGAAGTTAGCAGCTGTATAAAAATACTCAAAAGTATTTCCGTTTGGTTGACCAAACTGTTCTACTAATTCTTTTTCAGATGACACCGTGACGATTTCATCTACTGGACCTTTTTCAGATATAATAACCATTGCCCCTATTGAAGTAGCGACAGCAGGTACTATATTTGTTAAGTCTGTTTCTTGTACGAGAACACCTGGTGATAATTGAAATGCCATAGTTTATTCTCCTAAGTTAGTTTACCCTTACTTTTATTCAACCCTTGAAACTATTTATAAGTATCAATTACCTTACGATATTCACAGGTGACCAGACATCACCGTATTCGTCTGTTTCAGTTTCGTTCTCATTTAACCCGTCATCCATAAACCCGAATGGGGCCATATCTTGTTCCAACGCATTTTGTTGCTCAGCAAAGAGAGCATTTCTCATATCATTGTCAGTTAACTCTTTAAAGTACGCCTGGTTCGCAAGCCAAGAGAATATAACTAGACACATAACTAAATCGTCATTACATCCCTCTTCAGCCTCCCAAGATTTGCCTCTAGATATGAAAGTTGACAGTTCAGCAATCGTATCAAAGTCTTGTACTAGAAGTTTATCGCCTTCTAGAAGAGATTTTAAGTTGGAACACCCTACTCTTTTTGCAGCCTTAGTCATTCTAAGACCTAGTGAAGAACCTCTACCACTAAATCCACCTCCTAGTATTTGACCTGATCTACCTTTTTGAGTACACATTAACATATTATCATACTCACATTCAAATTGCATGGCGTCTGCCACTTGTTGACCTAAATCATTTGTCTCAATCAATACATATGCATAATTATATTTTCTACATATTGAATCTATTATGTTTGGAAAAACAACAGGTTTGATTTCATTACTTCTATACTTGGCAACCATTTTATATGGCATTTGTGATACATCAAATATAACAAAGGCAGAATAGTCATTGTTAGTACCTCTCGATACATCAACCGTACAGGCGTATGTATGATTTTGTTTCGGCATTTCAAATACATCAATATCATTACTTCGCTGTGGGTCTACATGGGCCAATGCTTTTAATTTTGTAGCATTGATAAGAGTATTAACTGAACCTAAGAATTCACACTCAAACTCGGTTTGAAATTGTTGTTCACTTGTATTCTTAATTGTCTCTTCTTTCCATTTTTCATCTCGACCAGGTACTTCTCGCCAAGATACTTCAATAGGAATGTATGTATTGTTTTTGTTTATAGCGTCAGTCCATATTTTATAAAACATATTCATTCCGTGTGGTGTAGAAACCATCATAATCTTTGATGACTTACCAGAAGAAATTGTAGGATAAACTGAACTAAAAAATTCATCAGCAATATTGTTAGGAATATATGCGAACTCATCTAAGAATATTATATTAAAAGAACCACCACGAATAGCAGATGATGATGTTGCAGCTGCAACAATCTTAGAACCATTTTCTAATTCTAAAGAACCTTTGTTCCAATTCATTACGCCTTGTTGCATCCATTTAGGTAGATGTTCGTATGCAAGTTGTAAACGACCTAATAGATCACGAGCAGTAGATGATTTGTTGGCAAGAATAGCAACATTTTTATTTTCATTAAACAAAACATAATGTAATAGATATGCAATAATGATTGTTGATTTACCAGACTGTCTTGGTAGTTTACAAATTGTAAATCTATTATTGTGAAAAGTATCTACCATCTTTTCTTGAAACTTATACATTTTAAATGGTACAAGACCTTTGTCAATGGTTACAATGTTTATGAAGTTAAGAATAAAGTATTTAGGATCGTTGATACATTTCTGTAATTCAACAATCTGCTCTTCAGTAAATTCTGAAGTAGTAAATGCTTTCTTTAAATTAGGATTACCGAGATACTGTTCTCGTTGTTTAAGATTTTCCATCTTTATTGTTTTT